ATATTAGCTACTATTACATGTGCCGGATTATTCATATCTAAATTTTTATTTAATAAACATTTTTCTTCCATAATTATTATTTATATAATAAATCTATAAATTGTTTACAATAGTTTCAGATTTATTCACAACATCTACTATATTTATTTTTATGGATTGTTCTTTAGCCCATTCTTCAAATTTTGGCAAGTGCTCTGCTCTATCATCATACATTGTAAATACACCAACACCTAATTCTTTTATCTTTTGTTCAAAAAGTCTTATTTTAAATAAAAATGTATCACCACCCCAATTTAAATTTATTTCTTCATCACCATTGGAATCTTCACTAAATGATATATTATTATCATATAATATTTTTTTAACATTATCCAACATGCCAGGAACATTTTTTAACCTACCAGTTGCTAATATAACATAATTTTCAGGATTGGATATTTCTTCTAAGTATTTAATATAAGTCCATTCATTTTTAGGAATTGAAAAAATTTCATTATCAATACTTTCTGGCTTACTCCACCAACCAATATAAGGCCAAGGTGTATTTGTTTTTTCTTCCCAAATTATTTTACCATCTTCTGGAAGAGGTGTGTGGAATAATGTATCATCAAAATCAAAACATACTAGTTTTTTAAACATCACTTTATTTTATTTTTTTTAAATATAAACAATAATTTTAATATATATTAAAAAATAAAAGAAAAATTATGAATTTTTTAAAAGATATATTATTGATTATATCATTTGCTTTAGTTGTTTTCTTTGGAATGAAATACTTCAATAAAAAAGATGATTTAAAAATAAAAGAAGAGAAATTAAATATTGAATATAAAAAAATGGAAAATGATAAAGATTCTATTAATAAAATTATATTCAAACTAAATATGAAAATAGATAGTATTAGAAAAATAAATAATGGATTAGAAATAGAAATAAAGAAACAGGATATTAAGATCATAGAAAGTGAGAAAAAAAGTATAATAACTCAAGAAAAATTAGAAAAAATGATAGAAAAGATAAAAGTTATCCGTAGAAAAATAAAATATCTAAAACAAAATCCAACTAAAAAAGTTGGTAATGATTTAACAGAATCATTAAAAAATAAACTATAAAATGAATAAAATATTAACAATAATTTTTATATTATTTATATTTAATATAAAAGCACAAAACAATTATCCTAAACAATTTGTTGATTCTTGTGGAGATACTCTTATCATTGTAACTTTAAAACAAGCACAATCAATTGATAATAAATTAGATTTGTTAAAATTGTATGAAGAAATGGATGCAGATATTGCTAATAAAGATTCAATGTGTTTATTAGTAATAAAGGAAAAGGATAACACAATAACATTATTAAAAAATGATATTTTACTACATAAAAAAAATATTGAATATAAAAATATTGAATTGGATTATCTAAATAAGGTTTTAGTAGAAGATAAAAAAGTTTTATCTATATCAAACAATGAAGTTAAAAATAGACAAGAAATTATAGAAATTAAAAATAAAGAAATAAAACATATTAAAAGAAATATGTGGATAGGTGGTGCAACATTAGGGAGTATAATTGCAATTTTATCATATTGTTTAATCACAATGTAAAAAAGCAAAAAATGATATTTTATTATTAATATATAATGTTATAAAAAATTAAGAAAAAATATGAAATATATTAGAACGTTTGAATCTTATAAAGTTTTTAAATCAAAACAAGAGATTATTTATCCAGAGATTTTAGAATCTGTTTTAGTTATTGATGATATGTACAAAGTAAAAACTACTATTGATATCCCACAATCACTAATAAACCAATATGTTAAAAAAGTTAAAGATACAACTGGTAAGGATTTGAGAAAATTCGCAGGTGATATTGAAATTGCTGAAGACATGGTTAAATATGTAACAACTAAATTCATGAATGTTGATCAAGTTCCAGGTAATGCATTAGTTGGTGGAGCACAAGGACAAGCACAAGAAGTTGCACAAGTTCAACCTCAAGCACAAACTCAACCTCAAGTAGAAGTTCAAACTGAAGCTCAACCTCAAGCTCAACCTCAAGGACAGGTTCAAGAAGAAGGAGCACCTGCACAAGGAGAAGATTTTGAAGAACCACAAGCTCAACCACAAGCTCAACCACAAGCTCAACCACAAGGGCAAGTTCAAGGTGAGAATGAAGAAGAATCTGAAGAAGGTGAGAATGAAGAAGAATTACCACTATAATATTATTAAATTATAAACAAAAACCACTTTTTTAAGTGGTTTTTTTATTTTTTTACATTTTGTAAAATTAATATATATTAAATGAGATATTTAAAAACTTTTGAAAGTTATTCTAACCAAAACAATATACTTATTATAGTAGATGTTCAAAAATCATTTAAAGAATTTTTTACAGATAAATATGTTGAAGAGATAAAAAAATATTGCAATAATTTTTCAAAAGTTTATCAGATATTTGATAATCATGTAGATGGTGATAATGTTGATAAAGATTATCTTTATGATGATGACCATGAAGTTGACTATCACAAAGATTTATACAATTTCCCAAATGAAATTGATGTCATAGAGAAAAGATATAATTATGACGTTGATGCTGACTTTTATAAAAATATTTTAGATGAACAAACATACAACAGAGTTAAAAAACTTGAAAAAGAAAATAAATTAAAAATTGGTGATTATTTTGAGACATCAGAAGGAACTATAATAGTTTATATAAACAACAATCATTGCTGGTTCCACTGTCCAAAAAAACTTTATGATATCTTTAAAGAAATTGTTGAAGCACAGGATGATAATAAGTCTGAAATTATTATAATAGGTGGTGCAAAAAATGAATGTATATTAGATGTTGAGATATGTGCTAAATCATTAGGTGTTAAATTGACTGCTAATAACGATTATATATATTCTGCTACTAATTGCCCTATTAAATAATTAACCAACTATTAAATAAACATCATAATCGTTTATCTGAAAATAAATTTCCATATATTCCTGATATCTTTCTGGATCTTCAAAAAAGTTAACAGTTAATTCATATGGTGTTGATCCTATTTCAGGTATATACCTACTTATTTGATCTTTTAAATCATCTTGTATAGATTCTGCTGATAACCTAGTTTCATGTAAATAATACTCTAAATCACCACCAAAATCCAAATCTCCAAAAACCTCTCCTTTATTAGTGAATAAAATCATTTCTAGTTTTTGGATTATAACTCTAATAACAATATCCTCAACTAATGTTGAATCTTTAAATCTAGGATGTCCAGGATATTCAATATAAAAGTCTGTAAAATCAAAACTTGCCATATTGTATATATTAATTTAACAAACCTCTTAATTTACCAACAATTGTCATACCCAAAACAATTGGATCAGTGCTATTTTCTAATTTATCTGAATAATCAGCTATTATATAATTACACTCAAATAATTTATCTATATTTTTATTATTTTCAATTGACCAGTTTATAAAAGGTTTTCCTAATAATTTTATCATATTAGATATACCCTCACCACCAAAATTATTCATAAGAAAGTTATAAACATCCTCATAACTAATTTTATCATTATATATCGTATTATATAAATCTAATTTTAATTTATTAGAAACATTTGATGATAAATTATCAACATCACCAACTTCCATATAATCCTGGACATCAACTATTATCTCTCTAAAATCTGGAAACTTTTTATTTATAATGTTTATTAAATTCTCTTTTGGAACATCTTTATTTTCTTTTTCTAGAATTACATTTTTAATTCTTTTAAAGATTTCCTTCTTTAAAAACTTTTCTTCTTCATGATTTAAACAATCAAAATTTAATTTTTTAAATCTAGAAATCATACCACCATCTATCCTATCTAAATGGTTTGTATTTAAAATAAATATAACATTACCATTGTATTTCTCAACAAATCCTTTAAATGCTAATTGGAAACTTTTAGAAACTTTTTCAAACTCATCTAAAAAAACATATTTAATATCAGAATTTGTATCCAACATTGATTTTGTTTTACAAAATGTTGTTATCTCATCTCTCAAATATTCAATTGACGTTTCTTCTGAACAATTAACTATCAAATAGGGTGTTTCTTTAGAATATACACCTATCAAAATTCTAGCTAATGACGTTTTACCAGTTCCATAGTGCCCATGAAATATATAATGTTGGTTCACACCATTTTCAAATCTTGCCCTAATTCTAGGTAATAAAATAATATCCTCAATTGTTTTTGGGCGATACTTTTCCCACAATAATAATTTTTTATATGACATAATTGAATATTTAAAATCTATATTCATTAACATAGAAGAAGTTTATTTTTATATATAGATTATAAAATTATATTAAAAAATGATTGGAAATAGAAATAACTTTGATGATACGTTTATGCGAGATTTAACAGTGTGTGTTTTAGCAAATTTGGAATCACAAATAAGATGGGTTAATAAATTTCAAGCTGGTGATGTCTTTGTGGATGTGCCAATTTATTATTCTATGGTTGGAGATGAGCGTTTTCTTTTAGATTCCTTCCAAGACGACATAGTAAATGAAAATCGATATGTTGAATTAAATACAGATATTATACCTAGAGGGCATCTAACATTAACAAGTTTTAATATTAGAAGTGATGAAATTTCAAATCCTAATGTTTGGTTAAAAACTGTAGTAGAGGATGATTATGAAATAAAAAAAGTTTTAAGAAAAATAAGAGCTGTTCCTGTTTCAGTAATGTATGACCTAGATATAATCTTATCTAGTGAATTAGATACATTCAAATGTTCACAAGCATTAATGGATACTCTACTTGTTTATAAATTTATGTATTTTGAACATAATTTCATGAGTATAGATGCTGTTATATTAATGCCAGATAATAATTCTGTTGAAATATCAAGAGAAAAAAATATGTCTAGTGACAACAATATTAAATTAAAAGTTTCATTTCAGGTTGATACATATTACCCAGCATATAAAAAATATTATGATAACGATTTAACACCTCCTAAACCAGACTTAACTGAAAATATTGATAATATTATAGTAACACTAACTCATTTAGGAACAAGTGATAACCCAGAAACATTATTGCCAGAGATAATAGCACATTGTTTAATAACACCTAAACCTGGTTTTAATGTATTAGAAAGTGGTTTTGTATGGAGTAAAGATTTAAACCCAGATAAAAATGATGATAGTATATACAATAAAAGCAATGATTTAGAATTTGATCTAACATTTGGTGAATTAGAATATAACACTAAATATTTTGTTAGAGCTTGGGCTTATACTCCAAATTTAGGATATGTTTACAGTGAACAACTTTCAATAACTACAAATAAAAGTGATGTAAATGGTGATGAATTAACAGGTGTTCAAGTTATAACCACTGATCTATCAAATATAACAGATATAAGTGTTGATGTTAGAGCAAATTTGTTAATACAACCAAATATAGAAATTGATACAATAGGTGTTTGTTGGGATATATCAAATGACCCAACAATTGAAAATTCTTACACAGAGACAATATTTAATGGTTTGACAAGTTCTGTTGTAACAACATATCCTTTTATAGAATATGTTGACAATCTTGATCCTGATACTATCTATTATATTAGAGCATATGCTAGAAATGAAGATGGTATAGCTTATGGCAATATATTTACATTTAAAAGTACTAATGAATCATTACCACCTGAAATTTGGCCACCAAGCCCATTAAGTGGTAATAAAAGCAATTGGAATAGTGGTGATAATACAAGTCCTAAAAGGACACATTGGTATTCCAATATAATAAAAAATAGAAGAAGATTATAGAATATAAAAAATGGAAAAAAATGAGTTTTTAACATTAATATATACTCTATATAAAAAATTATTATAATATATGAAGAACCTTAAATTAGAATTGTATAACTTTAAGAAAAATCTTAATTTAGATCAAGAAGAAGTTGCTGTTATAGTAGAAGCACACATGAATGCTTGTAATAATGCTTCAGAGAAAGCATTAATTTTCTCTTTAAATGAGAAATTAAAACCATATACATATGATAAAGAAATTAAATCTTTATTAGAGGGTTTAAATGTTGATATGGCTAATTATGAATTGTTATATGAATTGAAACATTTATATAATGTATTAAATTCACAAAACCAAGGTGAGTTATATAGACAACCTATCAATGTTTTATTGGAAACTATTAACTTAGATACTGACCAAGATAGAATGTCAAAAGTTCTTAACGAATTATCAGTTTATGATTGGGTTCCAGAAATTAAATTATTTGTACACAATTTAACTAAATCTCCTGAAAAAAGAAGTAATCTATTAAGTGGTGGTAAAGCTGAATCAATTTACACAATTGTTGAGCAAGTTGAAGAAGGACATATTGCACTTGTGAAAGATTCTTGGTTTTTATTATCAGAAGATAAAATTGAAAAAACATTACTTGAAAATAATATTAAAGATGAAGAATCTCTTAAATCATTAAGAATGTTAGAAACTGCTATGAAATATGCAACAATTAATGAAGAAAGAATTGATTTCAAAGTTTCTGAATATTTAACTATTGGTTTATCTGCTAATAAAAGAGGCGTTGTTTATATTAATGATGATCAAATGAATGAAGAAACAACTTTAGAAAGTTTATTCTCTTCTCCAATTGTTCCTATTGTTAATAAAAACTTTTATCCTATTTTATTAGAAGTTTCTAAAAACTTAGATAAATTTATTGAATTAGATGTTGTAAAAAGAGTTAATAACTTAATCAATCCTTATTTAGAAGTTTTTGCTTTTAATTACAAAAACAATAATTATGTTTACAGATGTGATGAGCGTTATGGTAATAGTGTTTTTCAATATGAAACTGCAATTTCTTTAGTAAATGAAGTTAAAAATGAATTAAACTTTGATTTAACTTATTTCTTTGAAAATAAATTAGAAAAAGAATTAGTTGTTAAAAGAAAATTAGAAGATAAAGAAAGAGAAATTTCTTTAAAATTAGAAGATGTTACTTTTAACATTGAAAAATTAAAAGGTTCTATCAAAATGATTGGTGAGTCTGTTATCTTAACAACTGCTTTAAAAAATCTTGAAAAAAGAAAATCAGTTCTTAATTCAGAATTAGAAGGTGTTAAAGAATTACAATATAATGAAAGAACAAAAATCTAATTATAATTATAATTAATTTAAAACCCAACTTTTTAGTTGGGTTTTTTGTTTAAAAAACTTTAATTAAAAATTTTATATAAAATGAAATGAAAAAAATAAAATATTATTCATCATTTATATTAGAAAAACTACATATAAATAAATTAGTAGATGAATATAGTGATATTATACACAACACCCTAATAAATTCTAATTCTAATAATTTTAAATTTAACCCACCAAATGAATTGAATATAAAACAATTGAATATTAATATATGTGATTTAAAAAATAGTAGAGGTATTTTAGATATTAAAAAATCATTAAAAACCAATGATGGTTGGATTATTCACATTTATTTATTACAAAAAAATGATTTAGCCACTATAAAACATGAACTAAACCACGCATATAGGTTGACATTAATTGGGAAAGAAAATGTGATTAAAAATTTAAACCACATCAAAACAAAAAATTTATTTATAAATAATAACCAAATAGATTATTTCTTTACTATACTATATAATGCAAATGATGAAGAAATAAATTCAAAAATAATAGAAACACATGGTATATTAAAACAAGCTATGTTAGATAATAATATTTCAAAACTCAACAATAATCAATTTGAAGCTTTAATAAAAAATTCAGAAGCCTGGCAAATCTCTGAAAAGTTATCTAACTTTAATTCAATAGATGTATTTAAAAGTTTATCAATAAATGATATAAATAAATTTTATTATATATTAGAAAATAATAAAAAAGAATTAGATATAAATTCTAAAAATATTTTTGGTAGAATCAAATTATTTATAAGAATCTTAAAGAATTATTTATCAAATAATACAAGTAAACCCTATGATGTAATCTACAAACCAATAAAAGGAATTAAATTTTATGATAAATGGGTTCAAGCTCAAGGAAAAAAATTAAAAAGAAATTTATTAAAATTATATAATCACTATATTTAATTCTATTAAACTTTTTACAAAAACATATATATAACATGAAATAACTTTTATATCTTAAAAGTTAAAAAATTATGTAGTATTAATGTATTTAAATAATAAAGATTTATTTGTAGAAATTATAATAAGTAAAGCTAAAGGAAGATTAACAAGAGAAGCACATAAAATGCTTGAACTTTTAGCAAAAAAAACAATCAAAAAAATGAGATATTACTCAAATGATGATAAAATGGATTGTTATCAAAGTGGTCTCCTAGATATGTTCCAAAATTGGCACAACTTCAATGAAGAAAAATCAACAAATGCTTTTGCATATTTTACTGAAATTTATAAAAGAGGGTTGGCAAAAGGCTACAACGAGATTTACAAGAAAAAGGGTGATAATGAGAATAATATAAAATTGATTTCTATTGAAGGTTCTAATGATGGACAAGGTTTACACTCTTTATAAAATATTATAAAATTCAACAAATGATAAAAAATGAATATGTTGAGATAACAGGACATCCAAGAAATAACAAACATTATACAAATCTTGGATATCAAATAAAAAATGGTGAAAAAATTAAAGTTCACTACACACATTTAACAAAGGGTTGTGGCTCAATTATTGAATGTGCATGTGATAATTGCTCTTATGTGGGTAATATACCATTTAAAGACTATTATATAAACACAAAAGGATTAACAGTAGAATATTTTTGCACAAAATGTAAATCTATTAAAATTAAAAAAACTTGTATTGAAAAATATGGTGTTGATAATCCTATGAAAAATGATGCTATTAAATCAAATTTGAAAAGAACATTAAATGATAAATATGGTGTAGACCATTATTCACATACAGATGAATATAAAGAAAAATATAAAGAAACATGTTTAATTAAATATGGGGTGGATAATCCATCAAAAACAATAGAAATCAAAAAGAAAATATCATTAAGAAAATTTGAAGGTAATAATACTATTGAAAAATATAAAGAATTGATTTCAGAAGACTATGTAATATTAAATTATAACAATTTAAAGGAATTTGAAATAAATCATAAAAACTGCAATAATAATTTTATAATAAGAATTGAAAATATATATGATAGATTAAGATTTAATACTACTATTTGCACAATTTGCAACCCTGTTGAAAAATCAACTTCAAAAGGTGAGATTGAATTAAAAGATTTTATAATTCAAAATAATTTAAAGATTGAAGAAAATACTTATTCAATAATACCACCTTTATCATTAGACATATACATACCATCACTAAAAATAGCATTAGAATACAATGGTGTTTATTGGCATTCAGAATTGTATAAACATAGAGATTATCATTTAAATAAAACAGAATTATGCAATGAAAATGGTATAAAATTATTACATGTGTGGGAAGATGACTGGAATTATAAAAATGAAATAATAAAATCTATGATTTTAAATCAATTGAATATATATTCAAATAAAATTTATGCAAGAAAATGCTCAATTGTTGAAGTAAATGATATTAAGATAATAAAAAAATTCTTAAATGAAAATCATATAATGGGATATTCACATTCAAATATAAAATTAGGTTTATACTACAATAATGAATTGGTAAGTTTAATGATATTTGGAAAGAAAAGAAATGATATGGAACTAATAAGATTCTGTTCTAAAATAAATTATAATGTAATTGGTGGTGCTTCTAAAATTTTTAATTATTTTATTAAAAATTTTGTTTTTAATAAAATAATTTCATATAGTGATAGTTCTTTCTATGATGGGAAATTATACAGCAACCTGGGTTTTAAAATGGAATTAAAATCAAAACCTACCTACCACTGGCTAATAGGTGATATAAGAAAACATAGATTCAATTATAATAAAAAAAATCTAAAAGAATATGATACTAATAATAAAACAGAAAAGGAAATAATGAATAGTTTAGGCTATAATAGAATCTGGAATTGTGGTACTAAAAAGTGGGTTTACACAATAAACTAAAAAAGCCCTTCTGATAAAGAAGGGCTTTTTTATTCATTTAATTTATAACTTTCATTATATATTTTTATTATATTATCATATTCACTTAAAATACCTTCTTTAAATGAATCATTCTCATACTTTTTCTTCAATATATAATCTCTTATATATGTTTCATATTCTAATTTAACTGATAATTCATTTGATTCTTCATCATAAGAAACATCTTCACTTATAATATCATCTTGTTTATCATTAACTATATCATCTATATATTCAACTGATGCAAAATTACCATCTTGTAACATAGCTTCCAATTTTCTTCTCAATTTCCTATTATTTATTAATAAATTATTAGATATCATCAAATCAATATAATCTTTTGAATTTTTAAATTCATCCAATTTATCTATATCTTCATCATTTACTACTCTAAATTTTTTATAAACTGGAGAAATATTATTTGGGAAAAATTCTTCAGTCCCATCTTCAGGATTAATAACAAATATCCCTTTTTGATCACCCATGTCATTTCTATCCATTTGGAAAATTGAACCTACAAAAGTAAAGTTTTTCTCACTTTGTACTATATGGATATGACCAGAATATACTTTTCTAAAACAAGAGAAATTTTCTATATCTATTTTATCAGAATTTCTATGTGCTACAGATGTTAAATGCATCTTACAACCGTTTAAATCAGAATGACAAAATAAATATTCACAATCACTGTTATCATTTATATGTTTAATTTGTTCCAATCTATTCTCCAAATAAGGCATCATAAGAAGATTTAAGCCATTATATTCTATTTTGGTTACCTTATCATATATAAAGACATTTTTAATATATTTAAATGGACGTATGCTATTAACTTCACTTGCAGATTTAGAGTACAAATCATGATTACCAATTATAATATGAAGTGGTGCAATTTTAGAAATTTGTTCAACCACATCCATCCCATAATTTAGAATATCAATAGGTATAACATTTCTATTGTCAAATAAATCACCAAGATGAATTATAATATCATCTTTTTTAACATTTTTTTTCAAAAATGGAATTAAAAATTCTTCAAAATATTCTCTATGAACTTTAGCCCATTTATCTACTTTATTAGGATACCCCAATCCTAAATGTGAATCACCAATAAGGTATATTTTACCCATATTATATAATTATTTTTTTATTTATATCAAAATAAATCAAAAAGATTTATTGAAAAAAATGATTTTAAAATTATAATATATAGTAATAGAAAGAATTAAATTATAAATATATAGTTTATATAAAAAAATAAAGAAAGAAATATGGGATTACCACATTACACACAATTAAAGAGAAATGCTGCTTCACCAGGTGGACCAGGAACGTTTCCAGATGAAGTAGTTTACACTAATTTATTTGAGATAACATTTGTGTTGCCAGTTATATTACAAGGTAATAGAGATGCTATTATGTTATTAGAAAATGCTACTAAAATTGATATGAACTTGACTGAATTTGATGTTCAAACTAAAGAGCAAAGATTCAAATATTCTACTAGAACATTTTTAACTACACCATCAAAAACAAGTGGGACATTAGCAATTCCATTTCAGGTTAATGTTAATCAAGTTGGTTCTATGGAAGTTTGGAACACTCTTAAAGCTTGGTATGATTTATTATTCAATTCACAAAATGGTACAACTCACTATAAATCTGATATCATTGGAACAATCATTGTTAACCAACATGATAAAAAAGGTGTTGTTTTGAGAAGAGTTACTTTTGTTAACTGTCAAATTAGTAAATTAGGTGGTTATACATTAGATTGGGGTACTAATGATATCATTAACAACGTTCAAGCTGACTTTGTTTATGATTATTTCATCGATGAATATATTGACCATAGTGGATTACAAAATCCAATTATCTCTGGTTATTAATTAATATTAATATTAAAGAAAAATCCCAAATTTATTTGGGATTTTTTTTATTATTATTATATTTGCATATGAGTAAATTTGGAAAAAAAGCAATTAAATATTGGGACTATTTAAATACATCAAAAGAACACTTTATTAGATTTTTAAATTCTGATAAAAATATACAATCTGAAATACTTGAAAAATGGTTTCCTATTGGAATGAGAGTTCATATTAGAACAATCAACATAAAAGGAAATATCGAATACATTCAGGATGACTTTATAATTGGATATGAGGAATTTCTAACATTTTATAAAATAAAAACAAATCTTGGTTCACATTCTATTAGAAATATAATACCTTACAATTATATTTTAAAGAAAGAACGAATTGATAAAATAAATAAAATATTATAATATATGAAAATGACTTCTTTTATATCTATAATAATCATCACTCAAAATAATATTATCAGTTTCATCTAATAAATAATTTAGAACTTCAAATATAATAGCCCAAGCATATTTATTATATTTCTCAATATACATGTATTTAATAGGCTCATAAAAATTAAACAATTCTATAAAATTGTCTGGTTTTTTCTTGAATAATTCAATAACTTCATAAAGCGGATTAACTTGCAAATAAAATTTTTTAAAATCTATATCAGGAAAACCATCTAATGTATATAAATTGTTATATCTACAATCAAAAAAACCTCCAATATTAGTATTTGAACCTTTTAATGTTTTCAATTTATTACTAGAACAATTATAATTACCACTAATTTTATCAGGAGAATATTCCAAATCTTCTAACAGATTCTGACAGCACCAAAAATTTCCATTAACTATTATAGGAGCCCCTTTTAAAGATGTCAATTTATTTCTTTCACAAGTAAAAGTACCATTTATTCTATTAAAATTTAAGGGAATTTCTGTTAAATCTCTATTGTATAAATTTACATGTCCATCAACATCAATACTACCATCAATATTTATAGTATAATTGGTTATATCATATTTTTCACAAGTTCTTACTATATCAATTCTGTCATTTTTGTGATCTTCAAAAATTTTAATATATTTCATATC